GTATCGGTAGTGCCGACAATCGCGCCAGTCGGCGCGGTGAGGGACGTATCCCACGCAGAGCCGGTCGATACGGCGATACCTGCGGATGGATAAACCTGGGCGGCGACTGCGCCCCAGCTAAGGGTCGATCCGTCAGTCGTCAGGAACTCGCCGCTGTGGCTGGTCTGGTCGGGGATTTCATCCGGCACAGCGGCCCAGCTTGCGTTGGTGCCGTCGGTCGTGATGTACTTCCCGGCGTTGCCAGTCTGAGAAGGAAGCTGGTTATTCAGCGCAACCTGCTGCACGAAAGCAGTCGTAGCGATCTGCGTATTATTCGTGCCGGAGGTTGCCGTCGGAGCCAGTGGCGTTCCGGTAAAGGTCGGCGAAGCCAGCGGGGCTTTCGCGCTAAACTGGGTCTGGATCGCAGAAGTGACACCGCTCAAGTACCCGATCTCAGCCGCTGTCACCGTGCCGACGCTAGTCGTCGAGGGCAGAACAACGGTTCCAGTAAAGGTCGGCGAAGCAAGAGGCGCGTAGGTCGAAGCCGCCGTCGAGATCGCCAGCTTGGCGTCTAGCTGCGTCTGGATCGACGAAGTGACGTTATCGAGATACCCGATCTCAGTCGCGCTGACATTGCCGATGCTAGTCGTCGAAGGCAGAACAACGGTTCCAGTAAAGGTCGGCGAAGCCAACGGCGCAACGATACCGCCCGTCAGCGTACCCGTGACGTTTAGCGTACCAGCAATAGCGGCAGTCTTACCTGAGCCGATGTTGATGCCAACTGATGTACCAGAACCCGCCGCAGCGAATACTGCGTCAATGCTGTCCAAGTCGGTATTGAGCTTAGTACCCCAGGTATCGGCGGATGCGCCTACTTCTGGCTTGGTAAGACTGAGGTTTGTTGTCGTAGTATCTGCCATTATCCGAACGTCCTCGTCCTAGTAGCTAGTCGGCTGGAGCCAGTCCTTGCCCTTTCGTTAGATACACGAAAATCTTCTGCAAGCCTATCGTAGATGGACACCCATACAGAGATGCGTTCGTCTTCCTTCAAGTACGGAGAAGCTTGAACAAGCGACCCATAAAGGTACAAATCCGGGTTAGAAGTGAGCAACCAATTTGTCGTATTGTCGTTAGCAAGCGCAGGAATTTTTCCATAATAGACAAGCTCCCCGGTGAAAGTAGTGCTTGGCGCAGGGATGTGCTGGAACTGCGTCCCTACAGTCGAGAAGAACAAAGGCGTTCCCGTGGTCGAGAACTTCGTCTTCTGGATGATAGCCTCTTCAGGCGTAACGAACTCCATGACCGTGATCGGATTGGTCGTTACCTGGTAGCGGATCGTCTCAAGCCAATCGCTTGGGCGGTCCTCATACTCCTCGTCAATCGTAACCGTAGCCCGCGTCACCATATCCGGCGAACGGAACTGACGGTTGAACTGTGTCTCGGCCAAGGTGATAAAGCTAGGGATGACCGATGTAAGGTCATCCCGATTTAGCCAATCAGCAATGGTGGACTGAAGCTCGGAGTATGTAGTGATCGCCATCAAACAGTTCCCGGTCTAACTCGCCAAGCCATGTTGTTCGGATCATTCAGCCACTTTGCCAGAGCCTCTTGATCGTCAAGGATGCCTTTTTTCTTCAGGTCATAATACACGTTCAGAGGAATCCTGCCAACGTGCGTGAAGTCGCCCCAGCGTTTCGGGGCGTCATTAAAGTCGGCCTTGTTGGCCTCGATGATATGATTGACGTTCTGTTCCTTGCTGATGATCGCCTCATCAGTTTCCTCGTCATAGGTGTAGAACGTGTCGATACCGAAATGGTTATCGCGGCTAAGAAGTCTCTTGGTCATAAAAGGTTAGGGGCCGAGCTTTTAACCCGGCCCCGTCTCCATATTAAGAAGTCGTAAGGTCAGCGACGATGCCGTGCGCGGCTTCGTTACCTACCTTCAGACCATACTCAACGAGCATCAGGCGCTTCTCAGCGTCACCCGTCTTGGCCAGCTCTTCCTGCTGGATCGGACGGAGAACGGCCATCGAAGCGTATTCTGGGTCGATGATAAGACCGTCACGAGCGCGCTGGAAGCGGTTCGGAACGATGCTAATGGTGCCGAAGTCAGAGACATAAACGTCGGCTGCGCCAACGATCTGTGCCTGCTGACCAGCCGGGACATCACGGTACTGAGTTGCGATACCGCTGAAGCCCGAAGCCGCCTGCTTATTGAAGCTGCCGACCATGAGCATCTTGGCGTCGCCACCGCTTTCCCAGACCTCCGCAAGAACGCCCTTGAGCAGGGTTTCAGTGAAGGCGCGCTGCGTACCATCGGTACGAGCAGCGATACCGGCGGTGTCTGCACCACCCGTGCCGAAGCTCGTGTTCGTCTTGATGAACGCGGGCAGACCGGCAGTGCGGCGAGCAGTCGACGTGTTACCAGCAACCGGCGACTGGTTGGCAAGGAGAGCGGACTCCATGTCGCGCTTGAGTTCCTTACCCATCTTCGCAAGCTGATAGGTCAGTTCCGACTTACGGCCAGCCTTATCAACGGCGTCGAGCGTACCGGAGATAACAACCGTCTTACGGCTGATCTGCGTGTAGTTGCCCAGACGGGTCGTCGGCGTAACGGCGTCAAACGACGAAATGTCGTCACCTTCCAGAGCGGCGTTCGAACTGGAAGCAGCAGCAAGGCTGTCCGTCTGCCATTCATAGTAGGTGTTCTTGACGTTTTCACGGCCAATGTTGGAGATGAAAGGAGTTTCTTCCGGCGAGATGTCATAGATGACATTCGACAGGTCTTCACGGATACCTACCGCCGAGTAGCGGGTGAAGGTGTTAGTCACAATAGCCATATTAGTACCTCATAAGTTAGAGTAGCTTGTCCAAAAGTGCAGCCGCGTCACTGACACGACCAGTTCGCGCAAGGCGCTGGGACGCTCTCTTTACATCGACGGAACCTGGCTTGACTTGAGTACCTCGTGACCCCGGCTTCACAACCTTCTTGCCCTTAGTCTTGGGCGGAGCTTGCTTGGCCGTCTCCACTTTCTTAGCACCCTTGTCGTACAACATGGCTTTACGAATAACTGCGATGTGAGCCGCCTGCGTCAGACCATCAATGTCCTGTGCAGTCAGACCCTGCGTCGCGGCCCATTCACGCAATTCCTTGGCTTCCCGTAGCATCGTATCCTGGTCACTCCACTCAGGGATGACATTCGGAAGTTTACCACGTTCAGCCTCGACAAACTGCGCTAAAGCCTGCTGTCGTTCTCTGGCTTGTGCCTCGTAGAGTCGCTTCTGTTCGGCCTCTATAGCAGCCAACTTCTGCGTTTGCTCTTCACGCGACTTGCGCCAGTGCCGTTCCAATCGCGCTGCCTCAATGGGGTCTTCATCATAAAGATTGTCCCAATCAGGCTCCGCTATAGCAGCCTGCTGTAGTTGCTGTTGCAACGCTGGCAGTAGCTGCTCGTATTGAGCGCGTTCCTGACGGATCGCTTCCATCTCGGCGTTGAACGCTTTGCGTTGGTTCGCCAAGTCGGTCGCTTTCCGCGTATAATCTGCCGTCCGAGAGTAACCGTTCCGAAGCTCTGCAAGGCTGACTTCCATCTCTTGCCCGTCAACTTTAACCTTGACGGTAAGATCATCTGCAAGTTCCTGTGTAGGAGCTTCTTCTTCAACTACCTCATCTTCCAGATCGGAGTCTTCTGCCTCCTCTGTCTCGTCGTACTCGACCTCTTCAGTCTCGTCTTCCTCAACAGTCTCAGCTTCATACTCCTCGCCAGTTTCCGGCTGTTCGCCTTCTTCCTGACTTAGCGCCTCGGTGTCCTCTTGGTTGTCCGTTTCTGGGCCAAGCAATTTACCGATGGCTAGAGTTGCTTCGTGAAGTCCGATCCCGGTATCGGGGTTGCCGTCCTCAGTAGCCATATATCACCTTTCAGGTCTGTAGTTAAGTCCTCGATGCAATAACGCCGTCATCGAGGATTGCCCGCAACCGGGCGTTCAAACGCTCAAGACATTTAAGCGTAAGAAATAGGTCACTCCTCTGGTCGTAGTCATGGAGATCAGATGCGCGCCATTCTTCAAAGATGTCGCGCTCAACTGTTGCGAAAGCGTCCTTGAGTAGTTCATCTTCAAGGAGACGCTTGGCGTGTTCGCCTTTCGCTATCTTTTCTTGTTTGGTCATGCCGCCTGTTGTTGGTTAATTAGGTTCAGAAGACCTTGCTCGGCCTGTTGCATAGCCGTAGCGATGGCCTGCGACTGCTGCAAACTACCTTGAGCGTTATACCCGCGAGCCTGAGCAACTGGTTGCCATAGCTCGTTAAATTGCGCTGAGGTTATGCCGTACTGCCGGGCGATGTCCGCTAATCCTTGGCCGAACTGACTGTAGTAGTTCGTCATCTGCGACGTAGGGATCGGAGAAGGCGTCAGGTCTTGTGTCGCCGGAATAGGCGCTTGGACAGTCGGCGTAGTCGTGGTCGGCGTAGTCGTGGTCGGCGTAGTCGTGGTCGGCGTACCGGTTATAAGCGGCGTGTACGTCGGCGTAGTCGTGGTCGGCGTAGTCGTGGTCGGCGTAGTCGTGGTCGGCGTAGTCGTGGTCGGCGTAGTCGTGGTCGGCGTAGTTGTGATCGGCGTAGTCGTGGTCGGGAGAACGCCAGTCATGTTTTCGAAGAACGCATGTTCTGGGCGGGTAGCATAAGTCTCGTAGTCTCCGGCGTAGGGAACCAACGCGCCGCGAGTGAACTGCGGAACTGCGCCCAATACCGGCGTATAAGGTGTAGCTGTACCGCCGCTGCCGCTGCCGCCGCCTAGCAATGAACCGGCGACATCAATACCAAGGCCAGCTAAAGTGCTGTACCGCAGGATGTCGTCGATAGTCTCATTGCCGGTAAGGGAAGTTGTAGTGTCGGTGTTCTGTATTTGATTTAGCGCGTTTTGAGTTTGGGCGCTGTTAAGTATGGAGTTAATAAGTGCGCCAGTACCGGCAAGTCCCGCAATAGGCGTATTAAGAAGATTGGTTATGTTAGATCGCTCTCCTTCGACAACAATGTCGTTTGAGGTTGAATCATATATTGATGTGTCACTTCCAGCATCAACTCCCGTATTAAGAATATTTATTCTAAATGGCTCTTTTTCGACAACAATGTCGTTTGAGGAAGCTTGCTCGTCGTAGATGCGCTGCGCTTCCGCGAACTCTTCGGGGGTCAAATCTCTAAACGCGGGGTCGCTGACGCTTCCGCCACCAGTCCTTAGCATCACGTTTACGGCTGCGTTCACTCGTGGGTTGGCGGAGACTGTGATACCAGTATCCGGGCTGAAGCTGCTGGTGCCGGGGGTGCTGGTGCCGGGGGTGCTGGTGCCGGGGGTGCTGGTGCCGGGGGTGCTGGTGCCGAACACGGCATCGAAATCGTCTTGTAGCTGCGCGAGATCGGCATCAGTTACTCGCTCGCCGGTGACATTGTTGAACAACTCGCCTGCTACATAGGATAACGCGCCAGACGCTACGCCGTTAATAATTGCGTCTTGCAAACTCTGTCCAGTAACGACCCCGCCCGCCGCCGTGCCGATGCCGGTGCCGATAGCGGTCGCGGCGTTGGCGCCGAGATTTGTGCCCAACCCACCACCGGCTTGAAGCGCGCCGCCGATAAGACGGCCCCCGGCAGCTCCCGCGCCACCAAGGACGGCGCCCGTCAACGGGTCTCTACCCGCCAAAGCAGCACCGAGACCGCCAAGAGCGGCGGAGGTGCCAATGGCCGCGGCGGTTCCAGTGAGACCGCTTACGCCAGCTATGCCCAACGAACTCAGACCGCCGGTAAGCGGGATAGCCGCCAATGGCAAAAGCGTGCCGACGATCTCGCCTACTCCCAGCCCCTTCGGGTCGTCGTCGGCTACTTGGAACCACAACCCGGTGCGAGGGTCTTGCATCTCGACTTTCCAATTAGCTTTCGTGCCTTCGGTTGCCGATAAATTCTGAGTAACATTGTAGGCACCCAGCAAGCCCTCTTGCCCGGTGCCGCTAAAGACAACTTCATCATCGCCGCGCTCGTTGATGACGCGGTATCCCGTTCCTTCCACATAAGGCACGAAGCCGCTTTGATTAGCCATACTGCTCGCGCCCCGACCTGCGTTGGTGACGAACTGAAGTCCCTGCACATCGTTAAGCGTAGAGAGTTCGGTGGCGTTTGCGTCAGCGGTAGGCTGGGCGTATCGGCCTCGGTCTAGCTGATCTAGGTCGTAGAGTAGGCCAGTAATCGAGGGGGGCAAATCCGCATATCCGGGGAGGATCGAAAAGTCCAGATTAGCCAACGGGTCGAAACCAAAAGGACTAGCGTATCCGGGTGAGCGAAGAAGCTGCTCGACTAGATCGGAAGGTTCAGGAGGAGTTACCACTACATAATTCCTTCAGGTGGAGTTTGTGGAATTGGGGCCGCGACCGGAACCTCGGCGGGGGGTGGCGCTGGAGCCGGAGTGGCGGCGGCGCGTTGCATCTCGCCCTGCTGTTTCAAGAACTCACGGTCCCGCTGCATGAGGGCTTGAATGTTAGCAGTGTTTACCTGCGCGCCGTACTTAGCCTCGATCTCAGCCGCCTTAATCATCATGTCCGCATCGAGTTTATCACGCTCACGGTCGTCCTTACGCATCATCTCTTCGCGCTGAAGCTCAAGTTCTGCGGCCTTCTTCTGGATGTCGGCCTGGATCGACTGGGCCTGAACCTGCGCCAGAATCTCTTCAGGCGACGGGGGCGGCGGCGCGGGGGGCGGTGGCGGCGGCGCAAGCGATGGGTCTTTGAAGAACATGTCGGGGTCTTTGTACCCCGCAAGTTCAAGCATCTTGGCCAGGGTGTTGCGATACTGCGCCATGTCAACCATCGGGTTATTGTAAACGCCGCCCTGCTGCATGAGCATTTCCTGCTTCTGTGCGACCTGAGCGAGGAACGCCATCTTGTCTTCTGGAGAGCCAGTGCCCAGAGCGACGTTTACAACGACATCCATGTTAGCATCCCACACACGGGGATCGACTGGAACAAAGTTATTACGCAGTCGCACCATGCGCGGCTGATCTTGATATTTAGTGAATATCTGCAACGCCTTAGCGAACAAGTCCTTCATGCCGTTCTCGGCAAACAGACGGCAGATCAACTCGATGTGTTGCTGCGCTGCGGTAACAGTTGCTGCAACTGCGGCGCGGGTCGTAGATTGGAGCGCGTTAGCGTCGAGGCCCGCAGCGGCCTTGCTGATACCAGTACGGTTCTCGCGCAGTTCGTCCATGTACTGCAACATCGGGAACGCGGCTTGGCCGACAAACGGCTGGGAGAACGGCTGAACCATACCCGGGGCGCGCATACGGATAATACCGCCCACCTCAGTGTTCATTACGTCTTCAATGTTGACCTGACCCTCAACAACCGCCGTGCGGGGGTGGATCGACTGGGCCAGGCTGTCGAGCATGTTACGCAGGATATTTGACTTGATAAGCTGAATATCCATCACAACGTCGGCAATCGACATGCCGAAGAAAGTGTGCGGCTCTGGATCAGGGCAGAAGTCAACGAACGGGATAAAGTCGCACGGTTCGTTATTGAGGATTTTGTAAGCGGTGCCGCCAACGCAGATACGGCGCAGTTCAGCGATCCCGTCGCCGTCCATATCTACATAGACGTAGGCTTCGACATAAAGGATTTTACGGCTTGCAAGGTCCGTTCGGCCCGAGCCAAGTATCGCTGCGTTCGGATTCCGGTCGAAGGCTTCCTCATTCCCGTTGAATAGACTGTCTTCTGTTTCGTAGCCAAGCGACTCCACCTCTTCCATATCATAACCCATCTGGATTAGATCGGAGACGGTGACGTAACGCCTATGCCCAACAAACTCGGCGTCGGCGATAGACTTGGCCCGGCGGTCGATAAGGAACTCTTCGGGTGGCAGCGACTCAACGGCAATCCGGCCCTTATCGGTGGTGCGGACGACCGTACACTCATACGTCGGCGCGCCCATCATCGTGGCCATCTCGCCAGTAGGGAGCATCGTTTCGCTCTCTTCGTAACTGAGTTCGACTTCCACAATCTCGTTAAGTGGGTCGGCTGCGAGAACAGAGTAAGCCTCTTCGCTCAGGCCCTCGTAGTGAAAAGTGTCGATCTCTTTATCGTCATTCCACCAAATCTTAGCGATGCCGTTCTTGCGGATCAGCGCGTCCTTGAACGTCGAGTAGCAGACGTTGAAGAAGTTGTTGTCGCGGGTCAGACAATAATTGACGTAATCGGTAGCCTGTTCGGCGTTCGCAACATCTTCCGGCCCGTTTGGTGCGTACTCGACGACTTTGTTAGCGGAGAAGAAAACTCGCATGATCGAGGGGAGGATCGCCTGGACCGTATCGCGAACGTCCATTGATACGACTTGGCTGCGCCCTTCTTCTTCGTTGCCGAAGGGTTCGCCTTTATAGTATTCACCGGCTCTGGCGCGTTCCGGGCTGATGATGTTGTCTACATAATCTACCGCGTCTTCGATCTCGCCAGCAACGATGCCTTGAAGTTCTTCTTCTGAGATGGCCTCTTCTTGGTCCATCTCGACCTCTATTTCCATGCCATCTTCCATCTCTACGGATACATCACCCATAGCGGTTTCGACTTCTTCATTGCTCGGCTTCGAGTTCTTGCGGTATGCCATCTATATTAACCCCGTTTACGCGAAGCCTTGCGGCCTTCCGACATAGCGATAGCAATGGCCTGCTTGCGGCTGGTTACTTTCGGCCCTTTCTTGGAGCCACTGTGCAGCTTCCCCTTGGCAAACTCACCCATCACTTTGCCGACCTTTTTCTGCATCTTGGTCTTCTTCATCAATCAACCTCGTGTGGCGCAGAAGATAACTTATCGCGTTACCCAAAATATCAGTACAATCCTTGGCATGGCCTAATAGAAGATTACAAGACCGGCACAACAGGCCGCGAACCCTACCACTTTTATGGCAGTGATCCACCGTCAAACCATGCTTGACGGTCTTATACTCTAAAATCTTAGGCAAAGCCACATCGCAAATAGCGCACCGCCCGCTTTGGCTCTTACGCATCTGCTCTACATCAATCAGGGTTATGCCGTAGTTTACAAGAAAGTTATAATCGCGCCGGTAATTGCGGGATCGGCTCGGCATAGATTCTCGGTGTTTTCGGGCGCACGGCAGACACCGCAATCCGCGAGAACAGAACTTCTCGTCTTTGCTGGAGACACCGCAGTCTTTGCAATGCGGCTTAGGCTCCTTAGCCAAGGTTATGCCTTCTTGGCTTTGTTTCGCTTGGAGATCGCTGCGGCCTTGCGCTTGGCGTCGGCCTTAGACGACGCACCCCACGCCTGCAACGATTTAAGAAGACGGGTCGGCTTACCCTTGGCGTCGCGCTCTGGTCCGGGCATGTTGCCCATCCTAGCCAGGAAAGACGCACGGCGCGGATTGTCGCCGCTCTTGACTGGAGCCTTCAGGTTGCCTCCGGTCGATTTATTGTAGCTGGCGCGTCCCTTGGCGTTCAAACCACCTTTAGGGTTCTTACCTTCTTTGCGAGTCCAAGCGGGTGTCTTAGGCATATAGCTCTCCTGCTTGGCCCGGATAGTTACTACATTTGTGGTAAAAAAGAAACGGGGACCGGATAATGCGCGATCCGGCCCCCGTTAAGTGACAAGTAGAGCGGGAGAAGAGCACCCTACTGAGCATCAACCCGGTCAAGAGGAAAAAACCGAGGAGCTAGTCGTGTATATACCCTGACTCGATACTCTACACAACCCCTCTGATGTTTCTCTTTAGACTTCCTCGCATCCCACCGGCCATTGAATACCCGTGCATCGCCGTCGATACATCCGTGGCCAAACACAGACACAGGGCGTCCGCTTTGTCCGGCGAGCCTAGACCACGCTTCTTCATATTCTCTTTACTCTCGACTTGCATCTTGCCTGACGAGGTGAACGTATATCTTGGCGCTGCCAGTTCCGCGAACAACTGCTCATCATTCGGTATCTTTACATCACGATTGCCCAGCCAGGCTTTTGCCTTAAACCAAAGCTCGGCCCGCAAATTGGCGTATGTGCCTTTCATTGCCGGTGACTCGGCGACGTTGATGCCTCGCGCAGGAAGCCCAAGTTCACGCAGACGGTCCAGAACACCCGCGCCAAGCCCGATGCTGTCTACTAGTATCTCCGCAGGCTGCTTTGACGGCGGTAGGCTCTCATACTCGGCTACCACGGCTCCGGTAAGCTGCATCAAGTCCAGACCCTTCCAAGTCTGTATCTCTTCGACAACCGGACCTCGGCGCTTGGCGAGCGCGCTACTGTCGCTACCCATACGCGCAACGTCGAGGCCCCACACACCTATCGCCGTGTCGCTGATCTTTATCTCGCGGTGCATGGCGCTCTCGATCAGTTCGACCGGGATCACCGTGTCTTCTTCTCGTGGCGGGAAGTTACCAAGAACACGCACATGATACGCCGGGCTGTCTTCGCCATACCGCAGCTTCATCTCGTTGATGAACGCCTCAGAAACACGCGGGCTGTCTACGCAACTGACATGGAACGTCTTCCATTCACCCTTCAATCGGTTGTGCGTATCATAGAACAGGCCGGTATTTCGGGTCGGGTTGCCTAGAAGCAACGTCGTCGCAGTATGGCCGGACATAGACCCCGACGCGGCCTCGAATACGCTCTCCGGCACACCGGACGCCTCATCCGCTACCAGTAGGACATTATCCGCATGAATGCCTTGCAAGGCTTCTGGCGTTTCAGCCCGGCTGGTTCTGGCCGAGATAAATGCTTCACTGGGCGCGGCTTTCAACTCAACGCGGTCGCTTTTCACTTCGACCAGCGTCTTGAGAATATCAGGCAGTTCATTAACCCATCGCTTCAGTTCCGCGAACATCGCGTCGAACAACTGAGCCGATGTCGGCGCAGTGACAACCACTTTCACCGGATACCGGGTCAAAAAGTAATGGAGCATAGCCCACGACGCGGCTGTCGATTTGCCTACACCGTGGCCTGATCTGACCGATATACGGCGATGGTTCTCTTGGATCGCCACGAGAAACTTCTCTTGCCACGGGTCTGGCTTCGTCCTGAGAATGTCTCGCACAAACCCAACAGGGTCGTCCTTGTACTTCTTCAAGAACGTCAGGAAGAAGTTCGGCTCCTCTTTCGAGTTTTGCGACAGAACCTCAGACGCCTCTTTCGCAGCCTTTGCTGCACGGCTTGGGTTAGTCGTGCGCGGCTTGCGCGTCTTGGCCTCGGTCATATTGAGTTCTCCTGGATGATACGGCGGACGGTGACATGGCTCACCTTAATACCGTGCCGCTTTTCTACAATGGTGCTGATGTCTCTCAAGCTATAGCCCTTCAGGCGCGCCACCTTGATCGTGGTGATAGCGTCCTGCTCTTCCGGGTCTTCCTCAACCCGCGCTTTACGCCCCGTCCCCTGCTTCTTGTACCCGAACGGTTTGGTGCCACCCAAGAAACCGCCAGCCTCTTTCTTGGCCCTGCGCCCGGCGAGCATCCGCTCACGGATACGACGGCGCTCCTCTCCAGAAAACACAGCCATGATCTCAAGCATGAACCGGCCATTCGGGTTGCTAGTATCCATGACATTGCCATAGCCATTGATGATGAGGTTGATCCCGGCCTCCTCCCAATCGCCAATTACATTCAGGGCGTCCCGTGCGTCACGGAACATCCTGTCCAGCTTAGACACGATGACGGTATCGCCTGCTCGTAAGAAAGCTAGCTTACAGCCTTCGTCGCGGCGCAGCAGTGGCACTGCGCCGGATACACCCTTTTCGGTGTAGATGTGGTCTAGTTCCAGATTATGTGTGAGGGCGATGCCCTGTATCTGGCGGGCCTGATCCTCAAGGCTGGTGTTCTCCACCTGGTCCTCGGTCGAGACGCGGGTGTAACCGTAAACTGCCATTTTTCATCTCCTCTTGTTTGGTAAGCTGCTCGATACCAAGCGCCTTAACAGTTGGCAAGCCCCAATTTGCAAAATTTCGGAGAGGCCAGGCGATTATTTCTTGGCCGGGGGTAGGGGGGTTCAACGGAAAATTCGATGTCTGTCGGGTTATACGTACGCTACCCCCCGCGACTGGCGGGGGGCGGGGGGTGTTTTTCGCGCGCGCCCACCCCGCCTATATTTAAAAAGCCTCGAAAGCTTAGGTTTTCCGCGGTCGCGCGCTGTTAAGCTCTTTTGCGGGGTTACCAGATTGAGGCAGAGGCGGGACAGAGAGGACCGCGCGGCGGTGGCTCTCTCCCCCTATATTGAAAAAAGATTGATTGCATTTCAACGGGTTATCAGAAAAATGCAGGAAAAATGAAAATAGTTGTTGACCTATGCGAACAGCGGTCGTATTGTCACAGCATCGAAACCGGAAGGAAAGCACAATGCAGATTCGCAAGATTGACGACGGCACGCTTGACCATGTCTATTCCGTCAATGGCCCTAATGGACCGGCGACTATCCGCTACTCAACGGATTATCTCGACGACATAGACGCTTGCGCTAACGTTATATTCGATATGATCGTCGAGGATTATTTCGACCAGACAGAGGGCTAATCCCTAACAGGCGGGACATCAACAAAGAGGAAAACGGCAATGACAAAGCCTAACGGATACATCCTATATGAAGGGCCGAGCGCGATTGACGGCGCGCCGATCGTGGTGATTGCTACAGGCTTTGCCAAGCAATCCGACAATGCCAAAACCGGCGATATGATCCAAACTTGGATCATCCGCGCAGACGTATCGCCTAGCATTTCCGCGAAGGATGGTCGTGACGTTTCGATTTGTGGCGATTGCCCTTTGCGTTTCAATTCCGAAACCGGAAAGCGCCCCTGTTATGTCAAAGTATGGCAAGCGCCGCGCTCTGTATATGAAGCGTTCCAGCGCGGCATCTATCCGCGCCTCGAGACACAAGAGGCAATCGCACTAGCTTGCGAAGGGCGCGCCGTTAGATTTGGCTCTTATGGTGACCCCTATGCCGCGCCCTATTGGTTGTGGGAAGCTATGGCAAGCAAGGCAGTTGCTTGGACCGGATACAGTCACCAATGGCGCAAGCTTGGCGCGGATTGGGCGCGCCTTGTGATGGCGAGCGCCGATACACCACAGGACGCCATCGACGCGCGCAATGCCGGTTGGCGGTCGTTCCGCGCGTCCCCCGTCAAGTTTGACAATATCAAGGGACTAGAGATTGTTTGCCCGGCGAGCAAGGAAAAGGGTGTAAAGACAAATTGCGCCGCGTGCCGCGCTTGCATGGGCACTAGCAGCAAGGCACGCGCGTCAATTCAGATTGCAATTCACTAAGGAAAGGGAACTTGGAAATGGAAAAGCAAGAGGCAAAAGACATGGTCATCGCCGCTATCGACTCGGCAATCGTATCGCGCGGCAAGAGCAAGGGGAGACTTAAGAGGCAATGCCCACCTATGGGATCTGATGGCGCGGCAGCATGGCAAGCCTTAATGTTACAGGCGAACCCGTATAAAGCAAGCATATGGCAAGTCTCGCTGTTTAGTGAGCGGCAATCGTACATATACCGGCAAGTTAGTGAAGCGATCGAAGGGTTAGACCTGCGCGCTATGGACCGCGATAGGTTTGCACTAGAGCTAATGGGTGCTTGGTAATGAACAACTAATCGGATTTGTCTCAATTAGTAATCGGATTTTATCGCTAGTCTATGCGAACGGGGTTCGGTATAAGAGGGCATCAACAAAGGGGATATGACATGGAGATTTCACTCGCACAATTCGAAAAAATCGACGGTCTGGCTTCGAACCTGTTTCGCATGGGCGATTTCATGGAATGCGCCGATCCGCGCGAATATATCCGCACGCAAAACCGTTTGCTCGACGCGTGCGCTGCGGCGATGGGCTGGGATTTTGTCGACGGCTTTGCTTGCGCGGAACACTGCGCCGCGCGGATCATTACTGGCGCGCTCACCTGCGATCTGGACGTAGTAGACTAGGGCGAGACCAGACAAGGGGAAACACAATGTTTATCGTAACCAAGGCCATCAATAATGGCTACATGATTGCCAGCCGCAAGGTTGCCGAGTTTGCCACCTATGAAGAGGCCAAGGCTTTCGTTTTCAACACTTATGCAATCGAAGTTTTTGAAGAGGATCCTGACCATGCTGGTTGTGCCGATTTCTTCACTAAAGCAATGGACACTGGCGCGATTAACGCTGCATAACACCGACGAGGGGCAAACGACATGTCACCTAGATTCGAAGTTTACACATATTTTGGGCGCGTCGTATCGCGTCACCACTGGAACCCCAGCCAAGAATTGCATCACCGCGCGGCAGAAGAAGCGCGCGCCGCGTGCTCAAAATATCCGGGCAACGCATGGGTAAGATATATCCGTTAACATTTAACCAACTACAAAAGGAGCAACACAACATGACTGACAACAAATACAACGGCTGGACGAACCGCGAAACGTGGATGGTTAACTTGCATTGGGGAGACTACTGGCAATCGCGCATTGAGGACGGCGACAACATGGACGGCGACACAATGCGAAGCGATGTCGAGGAGTTTGTGGACGAGGCACTAATCAACATGCCCGAGGGACAGAGGTTGTTCCTGAGCGATTGGATAGACCTTGGCGCGGTTAACTGGCGGGAACTGTCTCGACACTATGA